AGTGAGATTGAGCGTCTTACACATTCACCTGCTGTTGGTGTTTACATTAGAGCAAGACACGGGTGTTGTGAAAACCGTGGCATTCGTTCATCTAACAGTGCCACACAAACTACTGTTCTTAAGGGTGCATTAAAAAATGACCCTGCTCTAAAGAACGAGTTCATGCACAATATTCAAATACAGGAGAATTTGTGTAATGGATAATCAGAAGCAGGTAATGGTTGACATTGAAACTCTTAGTGTTCGTCCATATGCCTCTATCCTCTCAATTGGTGCCGTATCTTTTAATGTAGAACAAGGCGTGCTTGACACATTCTATGTAAATGTAGATGCCAATTCTTGCAAGGACGCAGGACTTCATATCTCCAAGGATACTGTGGAGTGGTGGAGTAAACAAAGCAAGGAGGCTAGACAGGCTTTAACAGTCAATCCGTTACCTGTTACTGATGCACTACAGAAATTTGCCGATTGGTTTGGCAATGATAAGAAAACTGTAATCTGGGGTAATGGTTCTGCTTTTGACATTTCTATTCTGGAGTCTGCATATTGGAACACGGGGCTTACTATTCCCTGGTCGCCTTGGAAAGTACAGTGTTATAGAACGGTTCTAAATCTTGTAGGTGTAAACAATAGTGCCATCCGTAAAGCCGAGAACGATACACATCACAATGCACTAGATGATGCTATGAGCCAAACTGGAACTCTATTAAAGATCTTGAGGAATTAAATGTCATATCCATATACTAAAAATCTAAGACATTTCACTGATTTGAGACCTGTGCCGGCAATGAACAAGTTACACATTGAAGGGCAGGACCATCATGGTAAAAAAACGGTCACAAATGTTCTTGACTTTGATGCCGCAAATCTATATAATTTACTTAATGAGGTTTACAATTTAGGTAAATCAGATAAAGCAAATGAAATTAGAAAGGCATTAGAACTATGAACATTTTTTACTTGCATGAGAAGCCCGAAACTTGCGCTCAACTACATTGTGACAAGCATGTGGTTAAGATGATTATTGAGTATGCACAGTTGATGTCTACGGCACATCGTGTACTAGACGGTGACCTTTACAATGACAAGACTAAAAATGGTCGCAATATTAAACGGTGGCGCCTTAGTAGTGACAATGCCGAGTCTGTAATTTACAAAGCATCCCACATTAATCATCCTTCAGGTATTTGGACTCGTGCAACGGATGAAAATTACAAATGGCTTTATGCGCTGTGGCTAGAATTGTGTAAAGAATACACACACCGTTATGGTAAGAAACATCTTACACAGGAAAAACTAGAGCATATACTATGTAACACTCCTACTAACATTCCCTCTGGTCCTCTTACGGAAGTCCCACAGGCGATGCCCGATGATGTTAAGACAACAGATCCTATTAAGGCATATAAATCTTATTATCGTCAATACAAACAGGCGTTTGCTAAATGGACAAACCGCCAGACACCAGAGTTTATGTTATGTCCCACACACTAGAATATGTAGTATCAGGCACAAGTTATATGCGTCTTAGCAATCCTCAGGTATCCAAGTCACCTGAGAATGTTGCTATGATTAATGACTTGTTCACAAAATTTGTACACAACCAGAAGGGACATACTTTTTCTGCTCTATACAATGCATATCAAGAGTCCAGTTTCGGTGAGAGATTTCAGCCGTATAAAAGTGCAATTAAAAATATACATGCAGACTCAGGTGGTTTGCAGATTGTTACTCTAGGCAAAACTATCACTGAGGAACTTAAAGATAAAATCTATGAAAATCAGGCTAAGTGGTCTGATGTAGGTATGTGCTTTGATGAGATTCCGGTTGTGTTGACTGATGGTAAGTCCGACAGAAATGATGTTAATGCAAGGTATTTTGACTTTGATAATTATGAGGAAATGGCTCGTAAGACAGGTCGAAATATTAAACGACAATTAGAAATTTTTGAGAAAAACAATAGCACTTGTAAACCCTTTGCAATTTTACAAGGAAATTGTTATGACACTTATATGACCTGGTCAGAGCAATTGTTATCTGAGGTGCCTCAGGGCTGGCACGAGCGCATTGGTGGCATAGCAATGGGTGCGGCCGCACTAGGTACAGGTCCGCTAGAGGATGTTAAACGAGCATTTATTGCTAGTCAGATTCCTTTGCGTAACAAACAAGGTAAACTACACTTACACATTCTAGGGGTAGGTTCTATTCGTAGACTTATTCCTTATCTTATCTTTTGTCAGAATGGATTGTACGACCACATCGAAATCTCATATGATAGTACAACACATAGTCGAGCGGCAGAGACAGGGCTATACTTTATGGGCGATAAAACTATTAAGTATGGCAGAGAGTGGTCAGACTTGTATCAGACTTTTTATGATGACATCGAAAAGACTGAGCCAGTAGGGTGTAGCATAAAGGACTTTTATGCTATTCTAAACTCAGGTTCAGAAAAATGGAAAGAGTCTGGTGGGGATTTTCACATGTGGCTTAGAGTAAGATACTTGTTTGTGTTGTCTAGTATTCGTAATTTTATGCATCGGGTTGACCAATTGATGAATGACCCAGAAGAAATTTTACGCTTTACGGGCAAACTGAAACTTGAACATCAATTTAGAAACCTGTATAATGTAAAGACAGTCGAGGATTTTAAGCGATGGGAAAGCGACCAATACTTAGGGGGTAGCATGAAGTCGATGGCTGTTAAGAGTCAGGCACCTGCAACATTGGAAGGATTATTTGGATGAGAAAAAACTTAATTAAAGTTAGCTTTCAAAAAGAGGGTATACATCAGTATCCCGCGGCTAAAGATTTAAAGGGTGTAGAGTTTTTACAATACCCACATCGACACATGTTTCATTTTTATGTTACACTAGAAGTATTCCATGATGATAGGGATGTAGAGTTTATTCTGTTTAAGCGTGAACTTGAAAATTTATTTGAGGATGGTACAATGCAAGCAAACCATAAATCATGTGAGATGCTTGCAAACGATTTGTTAGATTATGTAGAAGTAAACTATCCTAATCGTGGGTGTAAAGTTGAGGTATATGAGGATGATGAGAATGGTGGAATTGTTTACAACGAGCTTTATTAAATTCTTTAAAACCGAGGATAAGGTTGAAGTTCGTTGTATTTGGGACTTGGAGAATGAAGGATGATTTACTTAGTTGATCTTGAGTATGTAGAGTCTCGTTACACATCACAATGGAAAACAGAATTTCCTGCGCTTTTTAAGTGGCATGGTCTTGATGTGAAAGTCATTGAAGGTCCTGCTGATATTGCCGCATGTACTACACCAGGTGCGTTTCTTAACTTCTCAGGTACAAATGTATATAAAGCAGAGCAAGTAAAAAGAATTGCCAACCTCTTTACATCTAATGATATTAAAGATGGTGACCAGTTTGTATTTGCGGATGCATGGCACCCTGGTGTAATTAATCTTAAATATATGGCAGAACTATTAGGCATTAAGATTAAAATTCATGGTCTTTGGCATGCAGGTAGTTATGACTCTCAAGATTTTCTTGGTCGATTGATAGGCAATGCTGGATGGGTAAGACATGCTGAAAAAAGTATGTTTGAATGTTATGATTATAATTGGTTTGCTTCTGACTTTCACATTGATTTGTTTATAGAGGAAATGCTTGATACAGATAAAAGAACTGGGCGTATTCGTTATATGGATACTGCAAAAGGTAAAATCTCAAAAACTGGTTGGCCTATGGATTATCTGCACAATGAAATCTCTTGCGATAAAGTAGGAACAAATAAAGATGATATAATTTTGTTCCCACATCGTATTGCACCTGAAAAACAACCAGAGATTTTTGAGGACTTAGCAAACGAACTACCTGAATATCAATTTATCTTTTGTCAAAAAATGAATCTGTCTAAGAAAGAATATCATGCATTACTTGGTAAGGCAAAAATGGTATTCTCTGCTAACACGCAGGAAACATTGGGCATTGGTTGTTTCGAGGCTTTATGTGCAAATGCAATTCCATTAGTCCCAGATAGATTATCATATACTGAGATGTACTATTCAGAGTTTAAGTATGACAGTGAATGGACTGAGAGTATGGATAGTTACATGAAACACAAGGAAAAACTTATTAGCCGTATTCGTAATTTAATGAGTAATTATAGTACAGATGCTGTACAAAGTGTAATAAATACAAATAGAGAATTTTTAGAATGTGATTATTTTTCTGCTGAAAGTCTAGTAGAAAAAATTAAAGAGGTGATGTAATGTATTATTCAACAAAGACTTATGGACACGAACGCGGCTTATCTTGTGCGTTTAGACAACCCCTAGCTAGTCATTCACACTGTAGTCTTATTCATGGTTACAGTCTCGCTTTCAGTTTTAAATTTGCCGCTAGAAACCTAGATGATAAAAACTGGGTAGTAGACTTTGGCGGTCTTAAGGATCTCAAAAATTGGCTAGAGAAAATGTTTGACCACACATTGGCTGTGGATAAAGATGATGTTAATCTCAAAGATTTTCTAGAGTTAGAAGAAAAGGGCTTGGCTGTTGTTCGTGTTATGAATGGTGTCGGGTGTGAGAAATTTGCCGAACATGCTTTCTGGTTTGCTGATGAGTTAGTCAAGACAATGACTGATGGTAGATGTCGTTGTGTTTATGCTGAGTGTAGGGAACATGGCGCAAACTCAGGCATTTATGAACCAGAGGTAATTGAAATTTGAAAATCGCTTTAATTACTGATACACACTACGGGGCTCGGTCGGATTCAATTCCTTTCGATAACTTCTTTGAGAAGTTCTATTCGCAATGTTTTTTTCCTGAGTTGGAAAAACGACAGATTAAAACTGTAATGCATCTCGGTGATATTTTTGACCGCAGAAAGTATATTAACTTTAACACTTTAAAAAAATGTAAAGAGTATTTCTTTGACAAGGCGCAGGCTCTAGATATTGAAATGCATATGATTACAGGTAATCACGATACATACTTTAAAAACACAAATGATGTAAATGCACCAGAACTACTCTTGCAAGATTATGATAATGTGACTGTTTATTCGGAGGTTACAGAACTGACCTTTGAGGGTAGGAGCATATTATTTACTCCTTGGATTTGTTCAGATAATTATAAAACAACAATGGAGGCAATTGATGCAACAGACGCTAAGGTATGTTTTGGACACTATGAATTGGCTGGTTTCCAAATGTACAAAGGTCATGCGAACGACCACGGAATGGACGCTAATATCTTTAACAAGTTTGATTTGGTATGTAGCGGTCACTTTCATCATAGGAGTTCCCGTGGTAATATTACTTACCTTGGTAATCCTTATGAGATTACTTGGAGCGATTATGATGACCCTAGAGGATTTCACATCTATGATACAGAAACAAACGAACTTGAGTTTATTCAAAACCCATTTAGCATCTTTCACAAATTTTATTATGACGACACAAACGATTCTTTTAGAACAAGTCTTTCTTCTTTTGACTTTACTAGTATTGCGGCTGGTTGCGTAAAGGTTGTTGTTGTTAAGAAAACGGACTTCTCGATGTTTGACAAGTTCATTGATAACTTGTATAATTGCAACTTAGTCGAACTAAAAATCATCGAGGATTTCTCAGAGTTTGAAGATGAGGCAATCGGCGAAGAAAACATAAACCTTGAGGATACAATTACATTGCTTAATGAGTATGTTGACAACATCGAAACAGAGTTAGATAAGAATACTTTGAAAAGCACATTGCAATCTCTCTATGTAGAAGCGCAGAACGCATAATGATTAATTTTCAAAAACTACGCTGGAAGAACTTTCTTTCTACGGGCAATGCATTTTCGGAAATAGACTTTACTCGCAGTCCTAGCACACTTGTTGTGGGTGACAATGGCGCAGGTAAGTCTACATTCCTAGATGCACTATGTTATGGATTGTTTAACAAACCCTTTCGCAATATTACAAAGCCTCAACTTATTAATTCTATCAACGGTAAAGATTTGGTTGTAGAGGTAGAGTTTAGTATTGGTAAAAAGAATTATATGGTTCGCCGAGGTAGCAAGCCTAGTATTTTTGAAATTTATTGTGATGATGTTAAACTTGACCAGGACGCGGCTGTCAGAGATACGCAGAAGTATTTAGAGGAAGCAATTCTTAAATTAAACTATAAGTCTTTCACACAAATTGTTATTCTCGGCAGTGCATCTTTTACCCCCTTTATGCAACTTCCTTTAGGTCAGCGTAGAGAAATTATTGAGGACATTCTAGACATTCAAATCTTTACTGTTATGAATACAGTATTGAAAGATAAACAAAATGTATTGAAGGAAACAATTCGTGATATTGAAACTGAGGTTGAGGTAGCTAAACAAAAAGCAACCTTGCAGAAACAATATATAGATACACTAGAAGAAAATAAAGCAAACAAAATTTCTGAAATCGAAGGAGAGATTAATGTCCTACAGTCAACGATTGAGACAGATGAAAAGAACACAAATGAGCTCGCAAAACAGAAGGAGGGTCTTGGCTCTCCAGAAACTAGAAGAAGAAAACTTGAAGGATACCGAGACAAATTTACCTCTCAAGTCTCAAAAATTAGAAAAGAGTTAGACTTTTATGCGGACCACGATGATTGTCCAACCTGTAAGCAGGATATACCCCATGACTTTAAGGAAGAGATACAACAGGAAAAGTTGGATAAAATCTCAGAAATCGAAAAAGCATCCTCACAAATGGATGCCGAGTTCTCGGAGTTGGATCGCTTAATCGAGGAATACACTAAATTAGATACTGAAATAATGAGTATTAATAATGACATTATTTCTAATCAAAGGTTTTTGCAACGCCTATACGCGGAGTTGGGTGAAGCAAAAAACAATGTTGCTAACATTGACGATGAAAAAAGTAAACTGAAAGAGCTGGCTAAAATAGTAACAGCAAAAAATACAGTAAAGTCGGAAAAGAATGAAGAGCAACATTATCTTACTGCATGTGCGGCACTGCTCAAGGATACCGGTATTAAAACTCGTATCATTAAACAGTACCTACCTGCTATAAATAAGTTAGTAAACAAATACCTTGCGGCAATGGATTTCTTTGTTCAGTTTAATTTGGATGAGAAGTTTAATGAAACAATTAAGTCTAGGCATAGAGACAACTTCTCATATGCTAGTTTCAGTGAAGGTGAAAAACAGCGTATTGATTTAGCACTGTTATTTACCTGGCGTACAATTGCTAAGATGAAGAATAGCGCGGCTACAAACTTGCTTATTCTTGATGAGGTATTTGATAGTAGTTTAGATAACAATGGCACAGACTATGTTATGACACTACTAAATACTATTGGTGATGATGCAAATGTATTTGTAATATCCCATAAGGGTGACCAACTTTTTGACAAGTTTAGAAGTGTTATTAAGTTTGAAAAGAAACAAAATTATTCAGTGATGAGATAAAATGGATTTAGATAATTTAGAACTACTTGACTTTGGTAATGAAGCTCTCAAAACTCCTCCTAAGTTTTTCAACTTTGAGGAACATGATGCTAAAGAAGTGTGTGAAGCACTATTTAAAAAGCAACATGAATTGAAGGGTATCGGATTATCTGCAAACCAAGTTGGTTTGGATATGCGAGTGTTTGTGTTTGGTGATGGTACACCAGAAGGATTGACTCGTTATATTATTAATCCAGAAGTTATTGATGTGGGTCAAGAAACTGATGTTATGAAAGAGGGCTGTCTAAGTATACCGGGAGTATATTTAATGGTAAGACGGCCTACAAGTGTAACTGCATCTTATCAGGATATTACAGGTAATAATGTAACTGAAACTTTTACTAACCTGGCTGCAAGAGTATTCCTACATGAATACGACCATATGCTAGGACAAAACTTTACACAACGGGTGTCCAAATTGAAATTAGATAGAGCTATTAAAGCGGTGAGAAAAAAGGTTGAAAAAAACACTCGCAAACAAGGAGCATTTAATGGCTGACGA